GCTAAAGTAGTAGGCTCTGCTCCATTTTCATCTGAGCCGTCAACACAATCTAAATAGTTATCATTTAAATAAAACAAACCATTTAAACCATTAGGAACACAACCATTAGGTGAATAAGAAGTCCAGTTACTCTCATCATCACCACAATAAAAACCATTTTGCTCAACGCATAATTCACAATTAGTTTGACCAAAACTAAAACTAAACACAAAAAATAATAACAATCTTTTCATAATTAAAATATTAAATAGTTAAACCCTAATTTACATTCATAGATAGGTTTTTCCCAATATCTTAAATATGTACCCTCTATAAATATTCCTAGTGATTTAGTAATCTTCCAACCAGTAACTAAACCTAAATCTAAATCAATAGGCAGTTGTTCGTATTCATAACTAAATTCATTTAATCCGTAGTGATAAGGCATTACATTTACCCAACTTAATAACCAAAAGTCATTACTATACTTATAATAGGAAACACCAAGCACTCCAGAAAGCTCATAAACGCTACCTAATGCACTTATTTCGTTTCTGTTATACTCTGCTATTGCTGAACCAAAATAGTGTTTAAAAAACTCATCATTTGAAGTTGCTAATAACTCTCCGTTTTTAAACCAATGGAATCTACCATTGACAAATTCGTTAGAATAGCCAAAATCTTCTGCTAAATCAAAAAAACTTTCCTCTCCTGCTTCCCAAGTATCCTCAATAGGGTTTATATGATAAACAGGGTGATTTCTTAAACAAACACCAATAGTAAAATCCCACCTACCTTTATTAATTCTATGTCTAGTATCAAATGATGTAAATTGTAAATCTCTAGCTTCATCATTCTTTACTTGAATTTTTGTTACCCCATTATGTCCTAAATATCTAATCCAAAAATCTTGATTAGTAAGTTTTTCAGACCTATGACGGATAAAAGAGTAATTGAGTAAATACTCCCACCCACTATTATTACCAATAAGAGTATTATCGCTATAGCTTTGCTCATCACCATAGTACCAAGTTTTAACTTTTTGCTCAAAGTCAAACCTAGCAATCTTGCGTATTCCAATAGTAAAATTGTAATCATAAGGGTTAATTTGTGTAGTTTCTTCATATCCTTTGTTTATTGCAATAAAATCTTCATCTTCTATCATACTTGTATTCATACTCATAGAAGTATAAAAAGTAGCATATTTAAAAAATTGAGCGTTACAAGTTCCTAAAGCAAATACTACTATAATTAGTAAAGCGTATATATATTTAGTTGTATCCATTATAATAATTTTATTATATGGTAAGTTACATAAACGTCCATACTAAAGCCTCCTGAAAAATTATTATTAGCAGAAAGGTATAAAGGTATATTGTCTATAGTAGGAGTTGCAGATAATCCAGTAGTTCCTATTGTAACAGCATTATTAGAAACAATATATTGAGCATTAGCAGTTACACTAGCCATAAAAGCAGGTATAGAAGCACAACCGAAAGATACGTCATTGCTGCCTGTATGCCCAAATATTAAAGTAATTTTACCAGCTTCGGTGCTTGAATGAGTTACATCACAATAAAAATGAAAAGGAATTACTGCATAACCACTACCTGGTGCAGATACTAAAGTTTTAGGATTAGTTTTTAACCCCTGTGTTTCTGGAGCACTAACAGAAATTTTATCTGTTTGCATTAGAAATTTAGAATCAAATTTTTTCGAGGTACCGCTCGAGCTACCACTCGAATCTGATACATCTACTACCATGTATTGATCGCCACTACCTGTTTGTTCTGTTAGAGCTGTTTTGTCTGTTAGTCTTACATTCGCCATTTTGTTTCAAATAAGTTTTAAGTTTATTAATATTTTTTTGCCTTTCTTTGACTTTTTGTTTAGTTATCATTTTAACAACATATAGTTATATCTGCTCCCTGTAAAAAAGATTTAGCTTTGTTACTTAAAGGTGCAGTATCAAGATTTAAACCTGCATAATAGTTCTGCGTTGTAGGCGTTAAGTCTGCACCAGTATTACTAGAATACTCAGGAAAGTTTGATTCATTGTTAGTAATGTAATCAATTAATCTTTCTCTATAAAATTCACCCTGGTCCATACTAGCATTTATAAGAGGTTTTAAATCATCGTGACTTACACTATTACCCTGCTCACTATCCATTGTAACAACGCTATTATTAACCATTCTTAAACGCAAAAAAGGTAAAACAGTAGCAAAAGCAAATTGTACTAAAGCAGGTTGTATATATGTTTGTAATAGTGTTAAATAGTTACCTGTTAAACTACTACCCTGAATGTCTGAAATTAACTTGTTTGTTAAATCAGTTCCTAGCATTGGTAGTATGTACCTATCTTGAGCCATTAGTATATAGGGTAATAATAAATTATCATCTACTGAGCCACCTAAAGCACTATCTCTTTTTAATCTATCTGTACTTATGAATAATGTATGTTGTATCGCCATATTTTAACTGTATTTACCTCTTGTTGGAGTGTTAATAGGAGCAGTTGTAGCTAAAGTATCATTAAAAGGCATATTAGCTCCCATTCTCTCTGCAAAAGCATTTGTAACTTTTTTATAATTTCTAATTGTTGTGTCAGGTAGCACTTGACCACCTTTATATGTTTTTCCGTCTATTTCTATTGTCTTTCCTTTAGGTACTCTTTTTCTAAAATACCATACTCTTTCCCAAAAATGGTGACAATATATCCCACCTTTCCAATTCCAAACTGAATAGGTGTTAGATCCATTTTTTCCAAAACCAGGATTAACAGCTCTACTACCTGAATTAATAATAGCCTTTCTTGTATAAACATTTCTAGCTTTTCTCATAGCTACCATTATTTTGCAAAAATCTCTACTATCAGAAGATAGATTAGCAGAATACCTATAGTATAGTTTAAATAAACCTATTTTAGTTGCCTCTTTTAATAAATTTCCTGCTGTATCCCCACCTGGTACATCAGTAGCAAACTTGTAAAATTTTTCCTCATCTTCTTCATTATTATCTACTTTATCTACTCTTAATTCTTCCCAATCCTCATCTAGTTTTATTGCGTTTTGTGTAAAGTATTCTATAAAAGATTGCTCATCATCATTAGACATATGATTACATTGATCTTCTTTTTCAAGTGATTCTTCTTCAACTCTTTTAATTTCTTCTACTTTTCTTTTTGCCCAATCAAAGCCACCCTCACCTCCCCAAAGTAGCCATGCTATTTTTCCTGCACTTGGGTATCCTTTATCACCTTTTTTAAAACCTTTTCCGTTTTTTACTGATTCTTCTTGTCTGCTAAAAAATGAGTACATTCTTTTTATTGTTTTAATAGAAAGATTTTTACCATTCATTATATCTCTTGCTCTTGCAACACCAACCTCTGTACCACCTCTCTTATATTCTTTTCTCATTTCAAGACCTTTTTTAGCTTCTCTCATCATTTGTTTTGTAGGCTTTGTGTCTATATCGTCAAGAGCTTTAAATTCTTTTTTTATTGGTTCTCCCTCATCTCCTGTATCTATTCCCTCTTTTTCTTGTTCATCTTCATCTAATTTACCTACATTACTAATATCAATGAAATCTGCAGGTTTAAGCGTTTTAAAGTATAAATCTAGGTCTATGTCATTAGCGTGAAATATTGGCTCTAAAC